GTCATTGTTGTACTGACCTCCTGGTTTCTCAGGCCAGTCTACAACGATCCAACCAATCTTCCTAGTGGGCATTTCTAATTGTCGTCAATGGGTAATTATAATTGTCGTTGAACACTGGAGGGGGCGGCCGTGAAAAAAGACTTCGGAAGTCTACCGCGTGCGGGAAGTGCACCGGAGTCTATGCGGTTTTGCAGCATATTGTGGACCACTCCACCTCTCCGAAGACTTCCGAAGTCTGGAGGGCGGCCAAAAGGTGAAGATCTCAAGAGGGGTATTGACACGGGATTGATGGTGTGGTATTATACAGTAGAACATATGTTCTACTCTTGGGTGAACAAACAAGATGTCCGGATCCAGGGATGAGGATAGGGCTAGGGGGGCTCAGTCAGGAGACCTTCGCTATCAGGATTTTGCTGGGTGAGGGTCTCCTGACCGAACCCTGCAGGTGCCAGGCACTTAGCCTGTGCCTGGCACCCGTTGGCTTGCTCCCGGGCTACTTGGAGATGATGGGTAGGTACATGAAAGCTGGCGTATTGGTTACCGTGGGAGTGATGCTGGGATCGAGCGTGTAGGTTGGGCGCGGCGTGTAGGTTGGACCAGGTGTGTAGGTCGGGCCGGGCGTGTAGGTTGGGCCAGGTGTGTAGGTGGGAAGGCCCGTAAAGGTTGGCAGAGGCGTATAGGTCTCTTGCGGCGTGTGGGTAGGCTCCGACGTATACGTGGGTTGTGGAGTGTAGGTCGGCGGAGGCGTCGGCGTCGCGTAACGCACCGAATAGACGATGCTCAACTGGGGGTGTTTTGCTGTGGTGAGATGCTCGGAAGATGCGAAATCGTACCGCACCGACACTTGCGAATTGGCCTTGAGCACCACCCCGAAGTTACTTTCAGGGTTCTGGGCCCAGGCGTGTACCGCATCGGTGATGTTGAAATGGAAGTAGTCGTCCAGATGGGCCACAGAGACCGTGCTCAGTGCCTGAAGGACCAGATCCTGGCCATCCTCGTTGCAGCCCGGGGCAAACCAGGGCACACCATCCTCGGACTCGTACCAGGTCGCTTCCATCTCCTCCCACGGAAGCAATACCTGATAGGCCGAAATCTGCAAGGGGTTGTCGTTGCTGTGCCTGATAGCATAGAGGGAGAGCACGGCCTCGTGCACGTCCACGTTAGGGCTGACGAAGGCGTCCGACAGATCGAAGCGAACGAGGGAGGCCTGAACATCGCTGGCTCGGACGGCCATTTCCTTCCGGTCGCCGTAGTTGCCATCCGACAGCCACGAATTGATCCAGGTGTCCGTGGTGCCCGTGTAATCATCCACGCCCTGCTTGAGGGTTATGCGGTAGGAGCGAGGAGTGGGAGTCAATGTGATGGTCGGCGTTGGTGTAGGCGACGGCGTCTCCGTGGCCGTGGGCGTCGCTGTGAACGTGGCCGTTGGGCTCACGGACGGTGTCAGGGTGGGAGTCTCAGTGGGAGTCTCGGTGGGCGTGGACCATGGCGTCTCTGTCGTGGTCGCTTCGACGGTTGGAGTCGGTGTTACCAGCGAGCCCAGATGCTTGGCGTAGTAGATGTCAAGCCTGCCGGGCTCGTCGTCTTCCCAGGCTACATGGAGGAAGCCGAGCGCGTCCACGGCCAGGGAGGGATTGGAGGATCCACTGAGATTGCTGGAGACGTTATCCTGGCCCATCCAGTTCCCGCCCGGCGAACGATAGGTGTAAAGAATCTCGTTGTTGCCCAGCACGTAATCGTACCAAACCACGTGCATGGCTCCCGCGATGTCGAAGGCCACGTCGGGATAGTCCGATCCGCCGATCGAATTGGAGACATTGACGTAGGGTTGCCAGGGGCTTCCCGCGATGCGAGCGGTATGGAAGATCTCCCAATTGCCCGCGGAGTTGTCTACCCACACCACGTGTGGATCATCATCGGGACTGATGGCGATGGCGGGTTTGCTAGAGACTCCGGTACTGGAAGAGATATTGCCCGGCGAAGTCCAGGCCTGGCCCGGTTCTCGGCTGGCGTAGAAGATCTCGTAGTTGCCGGACACGCGGTCGCGCCACACCAGGTGCACTTTCCCCGAGGCGTCCGTGGCGAGGCTCGGATCCTGCGAATCGCCCGGGGTGGAGGAAGCGTTCACGGGCGTGGTCCAGGTTCCGCTGGCCTGTCTGCTGGCGCAGTATATCTCCCAGCTAGTGGGATCGTTGTAGCTCCAGGCTGCATGGGCGTTGTTGTACACATCCACCGAGATGCACGGAGAGACGGAGGTGAGCGGGGCCCCTGTCGAGATAACCAACGGTGCGCTCCAGACACCCCCAGGGGGCAGAGACGAGTAGTAGATGTCCCAGGCCACGCGAGTGTTGTCCTGCCAGACGAGGTGAAGTCTGCCAGTACTGTCTATGGCCAGGTCGGGAAGCTCGGAGTTCCCCTCGGTATTCGAGACATTGGCGGGAATGCTCCAGGGCTCCCCAGGAGCCTGAAAGGCGTGGAATATCTCTCTCCTCCCACTGACTTCTTGCTGCCAGACCAGATGCACGGTCCCGGTCGTGGGGTCCACGGCGGCGCTGGCGTGAGTAGAACCGTCCGGGTTGTTGGAGACGTTCAGAGGAGCGCTCCAATCGAAGAAAGCCAAGCTGACAGGGACATCTATGTCTGGGTGATCGGGAATACTCGGACCGAAGTCAGCCGAGTGATTGGACGCCGCCGCGGTGCCCGGCAGGCTCGCCATGGGAAGGAACGCTAGGAGTGTGAGAACTGCGATGAGGGGAAGAACACGCATGACAGACAGTCTACGGGTGGTGGTTGCCATCTGGTTGCTCCTTTCTCTATAGAGCGAAGGATCATCGGATCGCTATGAGGTTGTGTGCACATAACACCATTTGTACCCTAATTATACACAAGTGGGCAGAGAAAGCAAGTGGAAGTTCAGGAGGGTGTGGAAAGAGACTTCGGAAGTCTACCGCGTGCAGGGAATATGCTGGATTCTATGCGTTTTTGCATGATATTGTGTACCACACTACCCCTATGAAGACTTCCGAAGTCTGGCAGGTAGGAGGGTGTGGAAAAAGACTTCGGAAGTCTACCGCGGGCGGCCGTTTTCAACACCTTTGGGTTGAGGGTGTTGAGTAAAGACCTCCAAGGTCTACCAGAAGGGCGGTACTGGGTTGGTCAGAGTTGGCCACACAGGACTAAAGGTGCGGGATGATTCTGTACAGGCGAACGCAATGTGAGGCCGGGTCGAGAGGGGTTAGTTTGCTGGGGGTGGAGGTGTACAAGTTGGCATTTGCAGTGGCGAGGGCATTGTGGGGGCGATGGTATGGCTCGGAATCCAGACAAGAAGAAGTGCGCGCATCCAGGTTGTCGAGCGTGGGCGAAGAAGGGACAGGAGTTGTGCGCGTCACATTCCAGAGGGGCAAAGGTAGGGGCCCCCAAGGGAAACAAGAACGCGGTTAAGCACGGGTTCTATGGGAAGCGGCGTACTCCCAGGGTTCCGCATGGAAGTAAAGAGGGGGGGATGACGAGTATCCCGAAGCTGGATGACGAGATCGCCCTGCTGGTCTCCAGACGCAATATAGTCGATAACTGGATGATCAACAGACTCGAAGCCGGGGATGAAGTAGACGTGCTCAAATACCTGGCTCTGATAGGGCAGATCGGCAGCCGGATCGCGCGGATGCTCAAGACAAGAGATGCCCTCGGTGGGAGCGGTGACATCATTGAAGGCCTCTTCTCGGAAGTGTTGGATCTGCTGAATGAGCAGGTAGATGTGGAAGTATGACTGGACGCGACTGGACCTTTGCTGAGAGTGGTGATGGACTTATCGTGTAGTCTTGTAGTGGGGTACGATCGTGGGATGGGCTCGAGGTGATAGACGACTGAAGTCGTTACTGCGAACAATCTAGTCTGGTGTGAGTATGGCTGAGCGGAGCGATAAACGAAGAAGGGCAGTGGAGTTGGCATGTGCGTGGTTGTCGGATGTGGGGCGGTTCAGCAGGCACGTGATTGGGCGACCGCTGAGGGGCTACCAGGTAGAGGTGGCGCAGGAGATCGCGCGGGCAGTGTTAGGCAGAGGAGGGGGGACTTACGCGGTGATGATGAGCCGTCAGGCGGGTAAGAACGAAACAGCGGCTCAGCTCGAGGCCTACCTGATGAACGTGTTCCAGAGGGTGGGGGGATTCATCGTGAAGGCGTCGCCTACGTTCAAACCACAGACGATCAACAGCATCATGAGACTGGATACGTGCCTCGACAATCGCTGGAACATGGGGCGGTATCGCAGAGAGAAGGGGTACATGACGAGGCTGGGTAATGCTCGGTGTGTATTCTTCTCCGCTCAGCCAGGTGCCAACGTGGTGGGCGCAACCGCTAACATTCTGCTGGAGTGTGACGAGGCTCAGGAGGTGCTGGAGTCGAAGTGGAGCAAGGACTTTCGACCCATGGGGGCCTCGACCAATGCTGTGACGGTGCTGTGGGGGACGGCGTGGACCAGCACGACGTTACTTGCTCGGACCATCGGTGCTCTTCGAAGGCTGGAGAAGCAGGACGGGCGAAGGCGGGTGTTCTTGGTTCCATGGGAGAGGGTGGCGGAGGAGGTCCCGGCCTACGGTGATTACGTGCGGGGTGAGATACAGCGGCTGGGGCGGAATCATCCCCTGGTGAAGACGCAGTACTTTCTCGAGACGATTGATGGTGAAGGGGGGATGTTCCCGAGGGATCGGCAGGCTCAGATGCGGGGTGATCACGAGCGGATTGATGCGGGTGTGCCTGGCCGGGAGTATGCGCTGCTGGTGGACGTGGCCGGGGAAGATGAGGAAGTCGAGGACATGGTAGAGACGCCATATATGGCGTCTGTACAGGGGGTGGGGCTCGGGCGCCGAGACTTCACGGCCGTGACAGTGGTAGAGGTGGATCGCTCGACGTGTGGGGATGCGCTCATCGGTGCTCCGTCTTATCGAGTGGTGTGTCGATATTGGTGGCGTGGGGTGAAGCACGTGAGGGTCTATGCCAAGATCGTGGATCTGGCAAAGAACGTGTGGAAGGCTCGCTGGGTGGTGTGTGATGCGACGGGTGTGGGTGCTGGCATGGCTTCTTTCCTGGAGGCGACGTTGCCTGGGAAGGTGATGCCTTTCGTGTTCAGTAGCAAGAGCAAGTCAGATCTCGGGTGGGCTTTCCTGGCTGTGTGTGATACGGGGAGGTTCAAGGATCACGCGGATGATCACTCGCCGGAGTACGCGCAGTTCTGGCGGGAGGTGGATCAGGCGGACTACGAGATTCTGGATGGGCCGGGGAAGCGGATGCGGTGGGGTGTGTGGGATCCACTGGTGCATGATGATCTGCTGATCAGTGCTAGTCTGTGCTCGCTGCTGGATGAGGCGGCGGGTGTGTATGTGGAGAGCGCAGTTGTTGAGGCGGAGGATGTGCTTTGAGACGGATGGAGGACGGCCCCCCCTCAATCCCCCCCGTGGGACGGAACGGGGGGGAGGATACGTGTGTTACGAAAGAGACATGGCCATTCCCCCCCTCAATCCCCCCCGTGGGAGGGAACGGGGGGGAAGGAGACCCACTGACGGTTCTATCGTGGGGCGTGGGTGTTCAGAGTACGGCGATGGCGGTGATGGTGGCGTTGGGGGATCTGCCGCCGGTGGATATCGTTTTGCACATAGACACGGGGTGGGAGCGGAAGCCTACGATCGCGAGTCGAGATTGGTACAGTGCGTGGCTGAGGGATCACGGGGTGAAAGTGGAGATCCACAAGGGGGATTATGACGTGAAGCTGGACGGGGCGGCGGCTCATCGTCACATCCCATTTTGGACGTCGGGTGGTCCTTTGACGCGGCAATGCACGCGAGAATACAAGATCAGGCCGATGCGTCGACGGGTGCGCGAGTTGATGGGCTATCACAGGAGTGATCCTCCTCACCCAAAGCGTGGGAGTGTTGAGCAGTGGATGGGGATAACGACAGACGAGGCGAGGCGGGAGAGTGAGAGTCGGGTCGCCTACGTGGTGAAGCGGTATCCGCTGATCGAGAAGGGATTGAGCCGGCAGGATTGTGTCGCTTACCTGGAGGGTCACGGGCTGCCGGTGCCGGTACGGTCTCATTGTGCGTGTTGTCCTTTGCAGACGGCGAGGGAGTGGCTGGAGGTGAAGCGTGAGGATCCGGAGGGGTGGGCGGATCTGATTGCGTTTGACGAGTACGTGCGGGATAACCCACTGCTGGGCATAGGGGTGAGAGCGGCTGAGTTGTTCGTCTACGTGGGCAGGATTCCGTTGGCGGAGGCGGATCTGGAGGCGGATGCGGCGAGGTGTCGGTAGATTTTCCACAGATTACGCAGATTACACAGATTGGGAGCGGTCAGCGATCAGCTTTCAGCTAAAAGCAAAACCAAGGACTCCGATAGCCGATAGCTTTTGCTCTTGACTTTGTAGTTAGCTGACTGCTGATAGCTGATAGCAAGGAGTAGACCATGGGAATCAGAGACACACTAGCTCAGTTCATATTTGGGGATGTGATTGACAGCCGGGTGCGGGCGGCTGTGAAGGTGATCGATGACAAGTGGTGGGCGCAGATCGCGGGTGCTGTGGGACCGCATGACGTGCAGTGGCATGAGAAGCAAGCGGAGTTGAGCGATGCGCTGGAGGCCTGGCGCACGAACCCGATGGCGTTCCGAATCGTGTCGCTGATGACTGATTACGTTGTGGGCTCGGGGATCCGGATTCTCTCTGGGGTGCCGTGGGTGCAAGACTTCATAGACTCGATGTGGGAGCATGGCCGGAACCGGTTGGACATGAGGGTGTACCGTTGGTGTGACGAGCTGACGCGATCGGGGGAGCTGTTCCTGGTGTTGTCGACCAACACGGCTGATGGGATGACGTATATCAGGGAAGTGCCAGCCTCCAGGATAGACAAGATCGAGACGGATCCGAACGATTACGAATTAGAGCTTCGCTACCACGAAATGAGGTCAATGGCCCCCCCTCAATCCCCCCCGGCGGACCAGGGGGGAAGTCTGGAGGGGCGCTGGTGGACGGCGGCGGAGGCTCCTGGAGCTGTGGCGATGAAACAGGTGATGCTCCACTATGCTATCAATCGTCCGATCGGTTGTGTCCGTGGCCAGGGGGATCTCGCTCCGATTCTGGAGTGGCTGGGCCATTACAAGAACTGGGTTGAGGACCGGGTCCGAGCGAACAAGTACAAGAACGCGTTCTTGTGGCAGGTGACGTTGAAGAACGCGACTCGAGATCAGATAGTGGCCAAGCGGTCACAGTACGCGCGTCCTCCTTCCCCTGGCAGTATCCTGATCACAGACGAAAACGAGGAGTGGAAGACGGTTCAGCCCGAGCTTCAGGGCTGGGATGCGGCGAGTGATGGCAAGGCGATCCGGTTGATGGTTGCAGTGGGGGCCGGAGTTCCACTTCACTTCTTGAGCGAGGGGGAGAGTGCCACGAAAGCCACGGCGGCGGAGATGAGTGATCCTACGTTCCGCCATTACGTGCACCGGCAGTTGTTCTTCTGCGAGATGCTGATGGACATTGTGAGAATCTGCGTAGGTCGTGCCCGAGCTGTTGGCCGAGGGTGGGGCTGGCAGGATTTGAAGCTGAGCTACGAAGTTCAGGACTTGACGAAGGACGATAACGAGAAGCTGGCGACGGCCGGCAAGACGATTGTCGAGGCTCTGGCGGTGATGAAGGCTGAGGGCTGGGTCGATGACGAGACGGCGATGAGGATGGCGTACAGATTCGCGGGCGAGCTGGTGGACGTGAATGAGTTGATGCGGCGGATGGGGAAGAAGGATCCGCGGGGTGCGGCTACGGGTCCGGGGCCGGGGAGTAGTGAAGCTATCAGCGATCAGCAGTCAGCTATCAGCTAAGGGCAAAGGGGGGTGGTGTGAGTAAGAATAGTGGTGGCACGGGATGCGGTTGGTTCTTGGGGCTGGTGGCGATGGCGGCGGCTGTGGGTTCGGTGTACGTGAGTGTGGGTGTGGGTGCGGGAGCGCTCACGGATGGGGCTGTGGGTCTGCCGGCTGAGGGTCACAGTTTGGCGGGGGTGCTGGTGCTGGTAGCTCTGGTAGCGTTGGGGATGGCGAGGCGGGGGTAGGGAAGGCCCCCCCTCAGTCCCCCCCATGAAGGGAATGGGGGGGAAGGTAGGGAAGCCGCCCCTCAGTCCCCCCCATGAAGGGAATGGGGGGGAAGGTAGGGAAGCCGCCCCTCAATGCCCTCCGTGGGAGGGAATGGGGGAGGAGAGAAAGGAGCGGGGGATGAAGTTGGGTGTAATTGATGGTCAAGATGTGCGGGTGAAGCTGGGTGTGTTGGATCCGGTTGGGGAGGCGGGGCTGTTCGACGTGGTTTGCATCCGGCCAGGTAAAGCGAACGGGGTGGAGTTCTCGGCGGGTGTGCTTCGTGACGCTGTGGAGATGTTCGAGGGTGCGAATGTGTTCATAGATCACGGTGGGTTCTTCGAGGCCAGCAGGAGCGTGAAGGATCTGGCGGGCGTGATCACTCTGGCGCGGTATGAAGAGGGCAAGGGGATCACGGGCCGTCTGCGGTTGGTGTCGGCGTCGGAGTGGTTGGAAGGGTTCCTGCGTCAGTTGGTGGCGGATCGTGACCGGGGCCTGGCTGTTCCTCGGGTGGGGCTGAGTGCGGATCTGTATATCAGGAGAAAGGGGGAGAATGTCGAGGAGATACGGCGGGTGAATAGTGTCGATATAGTCTTTGATCCTGCTGCGGGTGGTAGTTTTGAGCGGGTGTTGAATAGTGTGCAGAGTCATGGAGGTGACAGCGAGATGGGGAAGAAAGACGAAAGACGAAAGATGGAGGATGGGTTGGAGGTAGATGGTGGTCTAGCGGCTGATGAGGCGGCTGGCGAGGCTGGGCGTGGGGATGGTCTAGGGCATCCCACGAGGGAAGAGCTGGCTGTGGCTGATCGTCATGAGGCGTTGGTGATGGCGGCGGCTCAGGGTGCCGGCATCGATGAGCTTCGTCGGGTGCAGTGTGCGGCGGTGCTGGATTCGGTGTTGGCTGCGAATTCGGACCTGCCCCCGGCGATGGCGGGGCTGTTGCTGGAGCGGTTCCAGGGTAGCATCTTCACGGGTGGTGAACTGGAGAAGGAGGTAGCGGCAATACGGAAGGCGTGGGCGGATCTGCAGGAGGGTTCGGTGATCCGAGGGATGGGGACGGGGAGTGATGGGTCTCGGTCGGGAGACCTTCGACAACAGCAAGACGTTCGAGAACAGCGGATCCGTGGCATGTGGGATTCGTTGGATCGGGTGCAGATGGCTTTTGACCGTCTGATGGGACTGGAAATTCCGAGTGAACACTCGGATTTGCCGAGGCTGAGCGGGATCCGGGAGTTGTACCTGCTGTTGACTGGGGACCACGAGATGTATGGGCGGTTCAACCCGGATCGGGTGACGTTTGCGAACGTGACAACGTCCACGATGACCTCGGTAGTGAAGAACGCGTTGAACAAGGTGCTGTTGAAGTCCTACAATCTTCGCCCTCAGTGGTGGGCTCCCATCGCGTACGAGGAGGACTTCAACACGCTGAACCAGGTGACCTGGATCACGCTGGGTGGTATCGCTGATCTGGACACGGTGAGCGAGGGCAACGCGTACACCGAGAAGTCCTGGAGCGACAACGAAGAGACGAGTGACTTCGTGAAGAAGGGGAACTACGTCGGGATCACGTTGGAGATGATAGACCGCGACAACGTGGGGTCGGTGAAACAGTTGCCTCAAAAGTTGGGGTTGGCTGCCGCTCGGACGTTGAGCGGGACGATCTCGGCTTTGTTCACGGCTCAGACAGGGACCGGTCCAGATCTGAGTGACAGCAAGGCGTTGTTCCATGCAGATCACAATAACCTGCTGACGGCGGCGCTGAGCACGACTGCCTGGGATGCGGTGATTCAGGCGATGTTCAAGCAAACGGAAGCGACGAGCAGCAAGAGGCTCGGAGTACGGCCGGCTACGCTGTTGGTTCCGATTGAGCTTGAGAAGACGGCGTTGACGATCATCAACTCTCCGAATGAGCCTGGGACCGGTGACAATGACATCAACGTGCGGCAGGGTTCGGCCAGGGTGGTTGCGGTTCCGGAGTGGACGGATACCAACAACTGGGCGGCTTGTGCCAGTCCGTTGGATCTTCCTGGGGTGTGCGTTGGGTACCGGTTTGGTCGGGCTCCTGAGATGTTCGTGGCTGACTCCGACGTGGTCGGGAGCATGTTCACGAATGACGAGATGCGGATCAAGGTGCGGTTCTTCTATGCGGTGGGGATAGGTGACTATCGCGCGCTGCATAAGAACAACGTGGCTTAGTCTCGGTCAGGAGACCTTCGACAACGGAGTAGGGAGTAGGGAGTAGGGGAGTAGGGGGGGATGGAACGTTGATACCCATTTGGCCCCTCATATCGCGGGTGTCGGTGCCGGTGGCCCTGAGGAAACCGGTGGAGTACTGAGAGTTCGGCTCTTTGAAACGACAAGTCAGGGGCGAGAGTGGGCCGTAAAAATAGAGAGAAGAAGGGGGAGGTCCGAACCCTCCTCCGCTTGATCGGAGGGTTGTATGGTGAGTGAGCGGGTGTGGTTTTGGGTGATAATCACGGTGATCGTGTTGTGTTTGGTGATCACGGTGTGGTACGCGGTGGATTGTTGCCTGGAGGGGAGAGGTGGGGATGTGCCGCCGGTGGAGACTCGGCCGGCGAGGACAGTGACGGTGGTGGATGTGCCGGTGACTCCTCCTCCTCGGGGAGAGGAGCCAGTGCCTCGGGAGTTGCCTGGAGGTAGAAAGGTGAGTAAAGGAGACGTTGGGATGCCAGAATTGCTGATCGGCGGGGTGCCACTGGTAGCGTTGATTGTGGCACTGGTGGAGTTGTTGAAGCAAACGTTGGGGCTGGAGAGTAGGTATGCTCCGGTAACAGCGGTTGGGATGGGGATAGTGTTCGCTGTGGGGATTCAGGTAAGCCAGTTGTACCCAGGGTTTGGGACGTGGTTTGAGATCGTTGTCCTGGGAGCGGTGGCGGGGCTGTTGGCCTGCGGGATCTACAGTGGGACCAAGGCTACATTGGGGAGGTGAGGGCGGGAGTAGGGAGTAGGAAGTAGGAAGTAGGAAGTTGTTTGGTCATTGGTGAGACTGTATGAGAATGACAGAGGGAGGTGACGAGTGAGTGACAAGAGCAAGAAGGTGTCCACGAATTGGATAGTGTTCCTGCTGGTAGCGCTGGTGTGTGTTGTGGTAGCCGGTGCCGTTCTGCTGCGGGGCGGAGTGGTCTCGGTCGGGAGACCTTCGACAACGGGTGGTGCCGGTGAGGTTCTGACTGCCAGCACGGGGTGGGGAACTACGCACTTCTCTAACCTGTCGGCGGCGGACATAGAAGCGACGGATCTGACCACGACTGGCGATGTGTTGGTTGGTGATGATCTGGAGGTGGCTGATTTCTTCCAGTTGCAGTGCGGGAGTGTGTACTCGGTCACGAACGGTGAAGACATGATGGCGGCGAGCACTTACCAGGAGTTGGAGTGTGCCGAGTGGGTGACCATGTGTGTGGGGACGTTCAGCGGGACGGAGGGTGACCTGCAAATCTTTATGAACACGTGCAGCAACAACATCACGATTCAGGAGAGTGTTGATGCTGCGATGGCAGGGGACTTCGTGATGGGGCAGTACGACTCGATCATGTTCATCTACGATGGTGCGCGGTGGATAGAGTTGAGCCGGACGGATAACTGAGTGAGGGAGTAGGGAGTCCTTCGACAGGCTCAGGATGATGGGGAGTAGGGAGTAGGGAGGTGGGCGGGTCCGTGCGTGACATCTTAGTGGAGGGTGGAAGGGCACACACGCTGGTGTGCCCCTACGCTAGACGGCGGATCGGCTCGGCTGGGGATGGAGGACTGTGGAGGGACTCTGTCTCCAGGAGAAAGGGCGGCGCGTTACCCCCCTGGTGCGCGTCGCCCTTGAGAACCGCAGAAGTAGGGAGTAGGGAGGTGAGTGATGGCTGGTGGTGGGAGTAGTGAATTGCAGGAGTTGCGAGAGATGGTGGAGGGGATCATCGCGGAGATGGAGGCGCGGATCGCGGAGTTGGAAAAGCTCGTGCCGGCAGGGCCTCCCCCTGGTGGTGGTGGTACGTCTGGAGGGAAGGCCGCCTCGAAGAGCAGGAGCGCGTCCTCGAAGAAGAAGGCTGCCGGCAAGAAAGGGAAGTGAGCCATGGCGATTGCGAGTTCGACCAAGGAGAGTAGTGGGGTTGTGAAGGCTTCGCCGGCGATGCTGGGGGGTGTGGTGTTGGCTGCGGGTTCAGATACGGCGACGGTGATCATTTACGACAATGCTAGTGCGGGGAGTGGTACTGTGCTGGTGAAGCTGACGGCGGTGACCAACACGAGTGCGTCGGTTATCTTCCCGTCTCCGGTGGTGGCGAGTAAGGGTCTGTATGCTGCGGTGACTGGCACGGCTATGAGTGTGTCGGTGTTGTTCGTGTGACGTGGCCCCCCCCGCCAGGCAGGGGGGAAGAGCGATACCCCTTGGGGTATGCGGGACTGTTTTTGAGTGATTTTGCTACGTACTAGGGGTAGTGGGTAGACACGCCGGTCTGCCCCTACGGTTAGTGGGTCGGAGTTCCTCCTGGAAGACGAGATGCACGATCGTGGTGGTGTGGTGGCCATGGACAGTTGGGGGTATAGGTGAAAAGTGGTGTCTGACCTGGTGGGCGCTTACGTGGGGATGGTAGATGGCCTGCTGTGGTTGATTGTAGGCCTGGTGATAGCTGGG